AAAAAAGATGACCAAGACGCTTTAAATGAATTCTACCGTCAGTTTCCAAGAACAGAGGAACACGCATTTAGAGATGAGACAGGAAATAGTTTATTTAACTTGGTAAAAATATACGAGCAGATAGATTATAATGAAGGAAATAGAAACTCATCGGTATTAACATCGGGTAATTTCCAGTGGACCCAAGGTGTTAAAGATACTCAAGTTGTTTTTAATCCAGATCCAAATGGTAGATTTAAGGTAAGTTGGGTACCAGAAGTAAAACTTCAAAATAGAGTTATAATAAAAAACGGGGTTAAGTATCCAGGAAATGAGCATATCGGTGCTTTTGGTTGTGACTCTTATGATATATCAGGGACGGTGGATGCTAGAGGATCGAAAGGTGCTTTACACGGTTTAACTAAGTTTTCAATGGAAAACGCACCACCAAGCACATTCTTTTTAGAATATATAGCTAGACCTCAAACTGCTGAAATATTTTTTGAAGATGTTTTAATGGCTATAGTTTTTTACGGTATGCCAATATTAGCAGAGAATAATAAACCTAGACTTTTATATTATCTTAGAAGAAGAGGATATAGAGGGTTTAGTATGAATAGACCAGATAAAGTTTGGAATAAACTATCTGTAGCAGAAAAAGAAGTTGGAGGAATACCAAACTCAAGTGAGGACATTAAACAAGCTCACGCTGCGGCGATTGAAATGTATATCAACGATCACGTTGGATTGTTAAGTGACGGCACATATGGTACTATGTATTTCAACGCAGCTTTAAATGATTGGTCTAAATTCGATATAAATAAAAGAACAAAGCATGATGCTTCTATAAGTACTGGTTTAGCAATCATGGCTTGCAATAAACACTTATATAAACCTAATCCAAACAGAGAACAAACCCCGCTAAACCTACACATATCAAAATATAGTAACAAAGGAATATCATCACGAATAATAAAACAAAACATATGACAGAGTCTGTTATGAATTTTCCGTCTCAAGCGGTAAGTGACCTAGAAAAACTTAGCCATAAATATGGCTTACAAGTTGCGAAAGCGATAAAACACGAGTGGTTTAATGGAGTATCTTCCAAGTGGGGAGGTAATGTAAATAATTTCCACAAGTTAAGACTTTACGCTAGAGGAGAGCAACCAATACAAAAATATAAAAATGAATTATCAATAAATGGTGATTTATCATATCTTAATTTAGATTGGAAACCTGTTCCAATTATTCCTAAGTTTGTTGATATAGTAGTAAACGGAATGGCACAGAGATCATATGAAATAAACTGCTACTCTCAAGATCAATATGGTGTTAGCAAAAGAACTGAATATATGGAATCTATGCTTAGAGACATGAGATCTAAACAGTATAGTGATTTAGCTAAGCAGCAGTTCGGGATAGATTTATACGAGAATGATCCAGAAAAACTTCCTGATTCAGAAGAGGAATTACAACTACACATGCAATTGACATATAAGCAAGCCGTTGAACTAGCTGAAGAACAAGCTATTAATGTTTTAATGGAAGGTAGTGATTATGATCTTATAAGAAGAAGATGTTTGTATGATTTAGCTACTATAGGTATAGGTGCTACAAAAACAGTTTTTGATTTTAGTGAAGGAGCTAAAGTTAAATACGTTGATCCAGCTAATATAGTTTACTCACACACTGATTCACCTTATTTTGAGGACATATATTATATAGGTGAAGTTAAAGACATTCCTGTCAATGAGTTGGTAAAAGAATTTCCAGATTTATCAGAATCTGAAATAAAAGAAATTACAAAAACATCGTCTAATCCAACCGAAATAAAATCAAATAAAGATAAAAATCAAGTTCACGTATTATATTTTAATTATAAGACTCACAGTAATAATGTTTATAAGCTAAAAGAAACTGGTACTGGTGGAGAAAAGGTTATAGAAAAAGATGACACATTTAATCCACCGGATGATAAGGAAGGTAACTTTAGCAAATTAGAAAGAGTAGTTGAGGTTTTATTTGAAGGTGTATATGTTCTTGGATCAGATAAGTTACTGAAGTGGGAGATGTCAACTAACATGATGAGAAGTCAATCAGACTTTTCTAAAGTTAAAATGAATTACCAATTAGTTGCGCCTAGAATGTACGATGGAAAGATAGAATCTTTAGTTAGTAGAATAACTGGTTTTGCTGATATGATTCAACTAACCCACTTGAAACTACAACAAGTAATGGCACGCATGGTTCCAGATGGTGTGTACTTAGATGCTGATGGTTTAGCTGAAATAGATTTAGGCAATGGAACAAACTATAATCCACAAGAAGCTTTAAACATGTTCTTCCAAACTGGTTCTGTTATTGGTAGAAGTTTAACGTCTGACGGAGATGGAAATCCTGGTAAAGTGCCAATACAACAAATAAATAATGGTGTTAGTGGTGGCAAAATGCAAGCATTAATTCAAACATATAATTATTATCTTCAAATGATAAGAGATGTAACTGGATTAAATGAAGCTAGAGATGGTAGTATGCCAGACGCTAACGCTTTAGTTGGTGTTCAAAAATTAGCAGCAGCAAATTCCAATACAGCTACTAGACATATATTGCAATCAATGTTATTCTTAACAGCAAAGTCTGCAGAGTGTTTATCACTTAGAGTAGCGGATATAATACAGTATTCACCAACAAGAAAAGCTTTTATAAATGCTATAGGCGCTCACAATGTAGCAACATTAGATGAAATGTCAGAATTGCACTTATATGATTTTGGTATATTTATAGAGTTAATGCCAGATGAAGAAGAGCAAGCTATATTAGAAAACAATATACAAGCAGCATTGGCTCAGCAATCTATTGACTTAGATGATGCAATAGATTTAAGAAACGTGAGGAACGTTAAATTAGCTAACCAACTATTAAAGGTTAAGCGTAAAAAGAAGATGCAGCGAGATCAATTGATGCAACAGCAAAATATTCAAGCTCAATCTCAAGCTAACATACAAGCTCAAAACGCAGCAGCACAAGCAGAGGTTGAAAAGAATAGAATGAAGATGGAGTTGGATACTGATTTTGAGGAAAGCAAAAATAGATTAAAGATAGAGTATTTAAGACAAGAAGCGTTAGTTAAAAAAGAATTAATGCAATATGAATTTGAATTAAATTCTCAAATAGAGGGTATGAAAAGTGATACAGCTAGTAGAATGGAAACAGTTAGGGAGGACAGAAGAGATGCTAGAGTTGATCAACAGGCTGCTCATCAAAAAGAAATGATAGATCAAAGAACTGAGGGTAAATCACTTAAAAACTTTGAATCATCAGGTAATGATATACTAACAGGGGGAGCGAATATGGGAAGATTCGGTCTCTAATATTTAATATTTTATAAAATTTTATTATGGCAGAAGAAAACAAAAAGGTTACCGAAGAGGTAACTGAACAACCTAAACAAGAGGTTAAACATCAAGTAGATGAGTCTAAATTTCAAAGCGCTGGAGATGATAGCGTTATTAAAGTTGACCTAAGTAATCCACCATCACCTAAAAGCGAGGAGGTTGAAAAAGAACCCGCTAAAGAAGAAGAGGTGGTCGTAGTCAATGAGGAACCTAAAAAGGAGGAGGTTACAGAGGAACAACAGGAAGAAACACCAGTTGTTCAAGAGGTTACAAATGAAGAAGTAGAAGAGGTTCAAGAGCAAATAGAAGAAGCGATAATTGAAGCCGAGGAAACTGGAAATCCTTTACCAGAGAAGCTACAGAAAGTTGTAGAGTTTATGGAAGAAACAGGTGGAGATTTGCATGACTACGTTAATTTAAACAGAGATTTATCCAAGCTGGATGACTCTGAAGTTTTAGATGAGTATTATAGAACAACTAAATCTCATCTATCACCGGAAGAAAGAAATTTTATATTAGAAGATCAATTCAGTTACGATGAAGAAACTGAAGATCCTAAAGATGTAAGAAAAAAGAAAATAGCCCTCAAAGAGCAAGTTGCCGAGGCTAGAGCCTACTTAGACGGGCAAAAGTCTAAATACTATGAGGAAATTAAAGCTGGGTCAAGGTTAACACCTGAAGCTCAAAAAGCTATGAATTTTTTTAATAGGTACAATAAAGATCAAGAGAAGCAAAAGAAACTAAACGAAGCTACTTTATCTAATTTTAAACGTAAAACAAATGGTGTTTTTAATGATAATTTCAAAGGTTTTGATTATCAAGTTGGAGACAAAAAATTTAGATTTAACGTTAAGAATGTAGATAAGGTTAAGGAAACTCAAAGTAATCTAAATAACTTTGTCAATAAGTTTGTTGGTAAAGATAATAGAACGATTGAAGATGCTCAAGGGTATCACAAGTCTTTATTTACAGCAATGAATGCTGACGCTGTCGCTAAACATTTTTATGAACAGGGGAGAGCTGATGCTATTAAAAATCAAGTTGCTAAAGATAAAAACATAGATACTAGTCCACGACAAACACATGGGGAAATGAGTGCCGGAGGAGTTAAGTATAAAGTCTTGGGCAATACCTCTGATGATCTTAAGTTAAAAATTAAAAGAAGAAAATAACATTTAAAATAAATAAATTATGGCAATAGCGCAAAGTGGTAATAATGGCGTGCCTGCTCCAATTAAGCAACAATCAATTACTGATGGTAATTATATAGATTTTACCTCGGCAGCAACTGAGGGTTGGGCGCAGCAATTTTTACCAGATTTAATGGAAAAAGAAGCTGAGGTGTTCGGTAACAGAACAGTTTCAGGATTTCTTGAAATGGTTGGAGCTGAAGAGCCTTCAACTGCAGATAGAGTAATATGGTCAGAGCAAGGTAGATTACACTTAAAGTACACTGCTTCACTAGCTGCTAACGTAGACACAGGTCAAGATGGTGATCACGCTAACAACACTGGTATTACTGTACCAAGTACACACGGTATTAGAGTTGGTGATATGATATTAGTGTCTTCTGCTTCACAAACAAAGACAATTGTATGTTATGTAAGTGCATTAACTGGAACTACAGAAATACAAGCTGTACCTTACGGTGGAGGCGATGCTGGTCAAGGTGTTGGTGAAGCTTTAGGACATGCTCATAACAATGGTAATGGAGATGCTTTAGTGATAGTTGTAGTTGGTTCTGAATTCAAAAAAGGACAATTAGGTAGAGCTGAAGAAATTCAACCAGAATTCAAATCATTCTCTAACAAGATGATGATTATGAAAGATAAGTATATGGTCTCTGGATCAGATGCTTCTCAAATTGGTTGGGTTGAAGTTTCAGGTGAAGATGGTCAAAATGGTTACTTATGGTATTTAAAAGCTGCTGGTGATACAAAAACTAGATTTGCTGATTACTGTGAAATGGCAATGATCGAAGCTAAGACGATGGTAGAAACAAATACTCTTACTAGTGGTATTGTTGGTAGTGAAGGTTTATTCGCTGCTATCGAAGCTAGAGGTATCATTTCTAATGGTGTTGATCAACCTGGTGCTGGAGACAACATGACTGAGTTCGACTTAATCCTAAAAGAATTTGATAAGCAAGGTTCTATCGAAGAATACATGATGTTCTTAGATAGAGATACTGCTCTACTTGTAGACGACATGCTTGCAGATCAAAACTCTTATGGTGCTGGTGGTACTTCTTATGGTGTGTTTGATAACTCTGAAGATATGGCATTAAATTTAGGTTTCTCAGGATTTAGAAGAGGTTCTTATGACTTCTATAAAACAGACTGGAAATACTTAAATGATAGTCAAACAAGAGGGGGTTTAACAGCTGGAGCTGGTAGAATCAGAGGAGTATTCTGTCCTGCTGGAGTAACTTCGGTTTACGATCAAATGATGGGAAGAAACCTTAAGAGACCGTTTTTACATGTTAGATATAGAGCATCACAAACTGATGATCGAAGATTTAAAACATGGACAACTGGTTCTGTTGGAGCAACTACATCTGACTTAGATGCGATGGAGATGCACTTCTTAACAGAAAGATGTTTAGTAGTACAAGGTGCTAATAACTTCTGTATGTTAAAGGGATAATATCCTAAAGACTAGGGCGGCATGCATGTAAAAGCACTCCGCCCTTTTCTTTTTATTTATTAATTATATTATATATTATATTATGGCAAAGAAAAAACAATCCGCACCCGCAGAGGTGTTAGAAGCACCAATGGTGCAAGAACAGGCTACAATCGTAGAACCTGAAATTCCAAAAGTTAAAAAAGTTCAAA